AGCAAGCTCGGCGTTAAAGGAAACTGACTCCTTATCCTTCGACGCCTTCGGACGGAAGCCCTTGATCTGTAGTGTATACCAACCTGCTGGAACTGGAACTGGTCCGGAGATTTCTTCACGCGAGAATCCCATTTTAAAAGCCATAACGTTTACTCCTTCTGGATGGCTGCGCCATCGGTAAAAGCTAACTCTGTACTTGCAACGCGTTCTTGGGCAGCATTGCTCTCTTAGCCCTATGTTTTGCAATCATCGCCATTAGATCAGGTTTCTCTTTATCGTCAAGAAGCATGGTTGTTGATGCGTTAACATCCCAGCTAGGACGGCAGGTAACTTCATATTTCTTGTTACCGTCCACAGTTATGCGGTAGACTTCATTGAAAAGGCTTAGACTGTTTTGAAGATACTGCGGATCAGTTGTGACAAGTCCTGTGTAAGCTGTCTTATCAACGGTTGACTCCGCTTTATCTTTCTCGTCCTTTTCGTGAAACACGAAGATAATGTTGGTGCCGAGAGTGGTAAACTCCGCTACGAGATACTCGACGTAGCGTTGGATGCCGTTGATTGTATCCCAGCCGTTACGAATCTTCATGCTGGTACTATTACCTACACGAATCGTGCGACAGAGCTTTGGATCTTGACGGAAGATTTCTTCTTCCATCGCACGATTCATATAAGTCACACTGTCAAACACCACGGTTGTAGGAAGTGGAAGCTTCTTGATCTTGTTTGCTTTCATAACAGACAAATCTGTTTCCACTTGAAGCATCGTAGGTTTAGAAAGGATGTAGAGATTAGGTTTTCCTTCTAAGCTTTCCGACCTGTTATCAAAGTCATAATAGCGTATAGGGCCGGGTGCAGTTGCTGCAAACCAGCTCTTTCCGCTCTTTGGCTTTCCTAAGATTGCGATGCGAAGTTGAACCTCTGCTTGTATATCTTCAGAGCGTACTCCTGACATACCAGCGAAGGGATTAGGTTGAGTGGACATTTAGTGCCTGCTCCTGTAGAACGTGTGCAACTACGTTGCGGTTATTTCTTTGCTGGAAGTGGAGTGAAGGTTGAGGTTGATGCAGCTGCAGGAACAGACGGCGCTGAAATAGGTTTAAGCTCTTCTACATCAACTGCTTCTGCTACCTTCGCTGATTCGTATGCCTGCTGGTCCAGTTGTGCGTGACGGCGGCAGAGTTGATAGTTTGTGGTAACATCCACCATCTTCTCTTCAATCTCCGTCGGCGTTACAACAGTGACAAGAATATCCGCCGAGCGCCAGCACTGCATGTGATTGTCGAGGATACCAGAGCACTTACCAATCTGATACTGTCCCGGTCCTAGGCCGATGGGAAGAGTGGATAGTTCTGTGTAGATTTTCGTTACGTTTGACATGCTGTACTCTTTTCTCCTGCTCTCAAACTGTTGTTGGTTTGACTTCCTCTGTGTTCCAAATAGGCAACTTGAGGAAGCCGTTAGTTAAAGTAGCCTCCTCTGCTTCAGGCGAAGCTTGACGGCATACGTCACGGAAGATACAAGTGGTCATATGCCAGTTTGTGCAAGCGGTTGTATTGCGTGGAACACCATATATAGAATCTGAGTAACCTTCGAGATCCTGTACAAGATGTGTAACAGTGTTTACCATCCGTCGGCGATATATCTCAAGTTGGGCTGTTGACTTACGAACAGGAAAACGTTTAAACCGTTCCTGTGGATTATCGGTAGGCTTCTTAGAGATAAGATTCATCAGAATCTTTGAGCAGTCACGTTTAAGCAACTGCTCCGCCGGTACGAACGTTGGAAGAATCTTTGACATGGCGAAGATATAGCCGGTAGGCCCTTCCTCTGTCTCGAATTGCAGAGACGGATCGCCACGGAAACTGCCCATTGTTTTATGATCGAGAGGGCAGATAAAGTAACCGTCGTCTACGATTAGGTCCATACGACCAGCGAGATAAATCTCCATGTCCTCACCGATGTAAAGTGGAACTTCATAGCCACGACCAAACGAAACCTCTGCGCCGAGAACACGCAATTTCTCGTTCATCGGCGTCATTACAGTAGCGTATTGATAAAGCAACGCTGCGAATCCGTGAACGCCACCGAGCATGTGACACTCTTTGTGGTTAACATGAACGTCCATCTCCATCTCGTTCCACTCGGAGACAGCGCGTTTAGTAGCCCACTCTGTTACGTCGAAGCTGGAGAGCCTGAATTGCTGGTAGTACAGTTCCAGCATCTTATGAATCAAAATACCGAACTCCAGATACCACGCGCGTTCTTTCTCGCCTTCACGTAGGTCAGATTTCTTCTGCCAACCTTCTACGTTGGAGTGAAAGAAATACTGTGGACAGTTGCGGTAGGTGTTAAGCAGGTGGTTATCCACGACCACGATCAGCTTATTCTTCGTGTAGTCGTAGTGAATCCACGGTAGCGGTGTAGCTTCGAGAAACTCTAAGAGTTGTGTGGAGGGTTTCATTAGATTTCTCCGTAAGTAATCTGTAACAGTTTTCCAACCGCCGCTACAGTCATAGCAGTTTGTTCGCGTTCTCTGCGAAGTTTGAATATCTCGTTGCTAGAAGCTCTTAGCTCTTCTTGCAATTTTTGACGAGCTTCGCGAAGATTTACGATCTCTGCTTGTCTCGCTTTCAAGGTATCTTCTAATTGTACCTTCGTCATTTCTTCACCATCCTAGCGATCATCTCCGCCGTCATGCCTTTAGCAAGCATACTCTTCAGCAACGCCGCCATTTGTTCTGCGGCTTTGTTCTTTGAGACGGTTCGTACTTTCTTAACCGTCGTGTGAGTTGCGTCTGTTACTGTCGTAGATGAAGGCGTTGCTATGTGCATCTTGACGTTAGCATACCGATGCATCTTAGCAGTCCGACGTTGCTCGCCTTCGGTAATCATCAGTGATAGAATGTTCCGATGATACTCTATCGTCAGATCAAGCTCAACGTCGCTGAGTTCTATGATCTTCCGCTGAGCAAACAGCCAGTCGAGGCCGTCGATCTTGATTTCACGAGCACGGCGGCGGTAGAATGTGTGCTCGCCTGTTTCTGGGTTTGTGTGCTCATAGGTCTTAGTGATAATAGATTTCTGCATCGAAATATCGCTAAGACAATTCACACAATACATCGGATCTACCGATGAAGCGAAGTGAAAACAGAATGCTTGCTCACATCTCTGACAAGTTATCACTGTCTTCGTTGTCAAATTCAGTTCAAGACAACAATCACACACCGTCTGTGTAAGATGCCCTACATCTTCTGCTGGAGCTGGAAGTGGAATATTGGTAGACGCTGCTTCAGCTTCGCTAATCTCTTCGGCTTCGTCCGTAGGAATAAACACTTCCACAGGAAATTCCGAGTCCTCTTCGATTGATGCTTCGATTGGAGAATCTGAAGCTTCTTCATTTCTGAAGTCCTCTCCACCTTCTATATCAGCTATATCCCTAACCACAAAATCATCATCTGGCATTGTTGCTCCTTATACCGCTGTTCGTTGCTTAAACTGTGCGCTCCGTAGAGCCTGCTCTGCACGCTGTAAATCTAGCGCGATTGCTTCTTCTGCTTGTGGAATCCTGCCATCAAAGTATTCTTGTAGCAATACTCGCACTAAAACAGACGTAGCGACACCATCTTTGAGCTTTAGTTGCTCTAGTGCCGCTGCGTGTGTTTTAAGGATTCTGATTGTGGTGCCGACGGTTAGATCTTTGCGTGCGCTCATATTGGCTGGTATGCTCCGGGGTCGCGGGATGGCGACTTACCCATCATAACAGGGCGTATGCAGCCGTGTCAAGGGTGGCTGCATACGGGTTAAGACACATCGAATCAGCGACTTAGCCCTTCGCCGCCTTGGGAGGCACCCCAAACCCGCAGGGTGCCTCCGTGCAGCGCGCTAGAGATAGCGTTCTCAAGCTATTGACACTTCTCCAGAGTTTCTTTGATTTGTTTCACCTTCTCGAAACGAAACAGCTTTGCAAGCATGTCTGCTTGAGCGACGGCGTCTGTGACAGTGGACGGTGCGATAAGCGGCTCGTAGAGCTTATCGTAGATAGCTTCGGCGATTTGAGTGACGGTCATTCGATGTCCTCGATTTCATCGCATTCAGGACAGTAGAATTCGTCATTTATAACGTCGAAACATAGCTTACAACCACATTCAGGACAACAGTCGTCATCCGGAATCTCGTCAGGATCACGCAAACCATCTGCGTAATCAGGATTATAATCGCCACCAAGCCTCTGCTGTTCCATAAGACGGTTTGCTTCTGCGTCAGATTGACTCATATTGTCTCCTACAATCCTGCAATGTTAAAGAATGGCAATGCCTTTGCCAATTCGTCTTCAGTAATCCAGAGTGGATATTTCGCTTCTGGAGAGGATTTGAGCTGAAGAATGTAGAGGCCACGTTTAGCTTGCTTGAATCCTGCCACGTTATCAGTGGATACATAATGTTTACCTACTTTAATGAGAGTAGGCTTACTGTTAACTCTCGATTTCTTAGCCGCTGGCATACTGTCTCCTTATCTGCTCATTCTGAGCAATAATGTTAGCTATATCATTCATGCTCACGAACGCTGAGTGAGCACGTTTGACGGTATCAGAACCGGCGATCTTATACAAATAATCGCCCATTCCAAGGAGGTTTTCGGCACCGGGAGTATCGAGAACTACACGGCTATCTACCGACGCTGGAACCTTGAAGCATACTCGTGCTGGGAAATTGTTTTTGATTGTACCGGGGAGCACGTCCACGCTGGGACGCTGTGTAGCAAGGATCAAATGTACTCCCGCGGCGCGACTGATTTGCGAGATTTGCTGAAGCAAGAACTCGATTGTAGGTGGACGGAGCTTCTTCTCTATAAGCCTAAGTTCTGCCTCATCCTGCATAAAAACATCAGCAAGCTCGTCCACAATTAAGACTTTGTATTTCATCTTCTTATCTTGTTTGAGATCAGGTCTATCAGGATTGTAGTAGCCTTCAACCATCTGATTCCACTCCCTGATATTCCTTGCCAGTCCGCTCATCTGAGCGTTTCTTAGTCTAACTTCTTCAAGTAACTGGCTGAGCGATGCTCGTAAATCGGAGACGTTGTTGAGAACATACTTGACGTGCTCAAGTCCCCTAAATAGTACAAGATCAAGGTTCTTTGTGTCCACAAGAATAAACTCAAGCTCTTCTGGGCTACGAAAGAGACTAAGCGAAGAAATAAGCTGGGCCGTGTAGACACTCTTACCACTATTTGTTGCACCTGCAATGAGCAGATGAGGTTGATTTGCCAAATCCGCATAGAGATGTTCTCCGATCGTGGATTGGCCCATTAACAGCGGCAGGGCCATGTTGGATGTTTCTGTTGACGTGAGCATTTTGTGTAAGCACGCGTCAAATTGTATCGTCTGACGATCCTCACGTGGCACCGAGATAGAGACGCTGCCGAGAGAACGCTCGATTCGTACAGACTCTACGGCGAGGCTGCCTGCTATCTCTTCTTCTTTGTTGAGAATGTTAGAGAACTTAGGCTCTCCGACAGGCTTGAAGTAGAAAGTACGAACTATCGGACCTTCTATCAGCTCTGTAAAGAGAGCAGAAAATCCCAGCACCAGCATCTTGCGTGTCAGGATAGAGACTTGCTGCCTTACAAGCGGTGGATACTGTGCTAGGAGTTCTAGGTGTTGTTTTGCAGCTTCAGAGGGAAGCATTAACTTTTATCCCTTCTCCAAAGAATCTCAAGACACTGAGCAGCGTAGAATAGGCCCCTGAATAACAGTATCAGCACATACGCTCCGCACATGACACAGAGCCAGACTAGAAGATCGGTCATGATTTCTTCCCGCTTTCTAACTCAGCACGGAATGAGCTGGACGCAAGCATGAGCCTGTTTACCGGCGCTAGATACTTAAACGCTGTCCTGAAGTTAACCTTCGCAGGATCAAACACCATGAAATATCCGCCGGTAGCGTCGCTTAGATATTTGAGGAGTTCACGCTCACGGACGGACCATTCAGAGTCTACGCCGAAGAATACGGTGTCGATAGGGATACAAGGACCATGTGCTCCAGAGGTTTTAGAGACGTAGCCCCCAGACAAAGATTGATCACCGATATTATGCGCTATCTTGATGATAACATCGGCGGAAGCTTTCCACGAGTCGGCGCCACGAGAATAAAATCCTTGCATTGCGCTAGTTTCGTGTTCTTCTGCCTGCAACTCATCTGTCGGTGAACCGTCCGTAAATGCAATCAAGCGTGTGAGCACAGGTGTAGCTTCTAAAGCAGCTTTGCACGTATTGAAGAATGGCGTGTTGTCAAGATGCAGCTGTGCTTCTTGCAAGTCTGCGCTAAGTTGTGGCAAGTCTGAGCGCAACGCCGTGCTCCAGCTCTTTGTACACATAAAGTGTATCGCCGCCGCTGTTTGGTTAGGAATGCAGTTTCGTAAATACTCTACGACGCCTTGTTTTGCATTCTCGATTTGACCAGACATAGAACCGCTGTCGTCGAAGACAATGCGGTTTCTGTCTGGGCACTCTGCGGCGGGAATAAAGCGAATCAAGGCTGCTTTATTCTCGGAGCCATTTCCTAGAGCTTTAGATGCGGAAGCGTTTTTTGCTGCTTCTATAGCAGCGCGCTTGGCGTCTAAGACTTTTGCTGGGTTGGTGATGCTGAAGGACATTACGTTCTCCTTGTTTGCTATTTCTCTACTAAACCTCTGTCTTTTTCGATTACTGTTTGACAATATCAGCATAAGAAAAAGACAGCTTTACTTGGCGCGTTTAGACGATGCCATAAAGCTGTTAACGGCGAGTTGCATTTTTCACAACGTATGGCTGTGCAGTATACAATCTTGCATGTCGCTTTACGCATTATACACCTGCCATAGCATGTTAAGTTCCGACATAGGCTTGCCATCGCCGTTATTTCTGTCGGGGTGAAGTCGTAGCGCCGCACGACGGTAGGATGATTTATCTACTGTGTCGGTGCCGAGGATCAGCTTGAGCTTCGACGCTATCTGCTCTTTCGTGAGCGTTGGTGTAGCTGTCGGAGCTGTTTGTTGGTAGAAGAAATCCTGTACATTTACAGGCTTACGTTTGCCTGATAAATCAATACGTCCGCTGAGACACTGCGACGCTAAGCCCTCGACGAGGACACAGGTGATTTCTCCAAGAGGCTTTGTAACCTCTTTAAGCTTTTCAATAACCTGCTCGCCGTAGGTTTCAAGATACGACCAGACTTTGTTAGCCTCGTCGTAGCTGCGATACGCTATCGGTACAGACTTCAACACAGTTTTACAAATATCAAACTTGGTATTCTCGGCGGGATTTCTCCACGAGATGGCAAGTTGACCATTGCCGTAACTAGAGATGCGAAGCTCGGTGAGAACTGTCTTTCCGTGAGCATTGCGGTGGTGTTCGTAGTAGAGGTACACGTCTACGCCGTCCTTTCTCGCAGCGACGCTGCTAAGAAGTTAAAGAGGTTGAGTTATAGCACAGGCAGGTTTATTGCCTCGTTTAAGATACGGGCCTTGGACTCCCGTATCCCTGTGCTTGGTGGCTCGCAAGTGAGAGCCGATAGACAATTAGTATACGCTCAGTCCCGCCGCGAGAAGGCTTGTCTGTGGGACCATAGTGAGAATCTGTTGGACTCGAACCAACGACCTCCTGCGAAAGTTAATACGTTAATATTAACTTTTTGCAGGTGCTCTGACCTAAGACTGAGCTAAGATTCTCATAAAGATACAGGAGCAAGGCCCGTTTAAATCCTTGCTCCTGTAGATCAGTTACTCACTGACACAAATATGAGACGCTGTTGTTACGCCGTGACAGCTTCCTCTTCCGGCGTCGCCATAGCAGCAAGCATAGCAGCCAACACAGCTTCTTGCTTGTCAGCCGGTACACCCATAGCAGTAAGCTGCTTACGGAGCTTATCTTCGTCAGACAGGCTGCGGCGAGAAGGAGCTTCATTGATGCTATAAGAACCTTCCTCATCCACACCGACGCGCAGATCAATTGTAAGCTGATTATACAACGGCTCAGGCTCACTCGTACCTTCCTTGAGCGCCGTCATAACTCCGTTCGCCTTCGCGTTCTGGAGATAATTCAAGCCGCTCTGGAAGATATAGACAAACTGAGCCTCATCCGGCACCAGAAGCTGTGCAGCTTCCACAGTCTTGACGCTGTACTTGATGAACTCATTCTCCGATAGGAGCGTGTATCCTTCTGCTTCCAGCTTTGCCCAGTTATCAGACAAGCCAGCATTAGGATTCTTCGAACCATCTTTCAGCTTCTCTGGTGACTTCTTGTCTGTCTCTGCGACAGAGCTTTTCTTTGCAATGGTTGTTTTGCCATCTGCGTCAACTTCAGTCTTGACGTAGAATCTATAGGTCTGCTTCTGTGTTGAAATAGACCCAGCCTGCTCCGGTACAACTGCGTTTGTAGCCATTACGTAATGCTCCTTTTTTGTTGTTGCATTCTCCATAAGGAGATTTCAGAGTAGCAGCCTTGGCTGCGTGTACTCTTTAGGACTCAGGAAAAGAGGAGAATCTCCAGAAGCGGATCGCCAGATAAGCAACTGGATGAAGAGTCTTTTCTACTGAGTCCTAAAGAATACACCGTAGAGTTGCGATCTCTACGTAGTGACTGTATTCTTTGTTGATTCTAGCGCGCGCCTGTGCATTAGAATTTAACCTTGTGCTAACTGATACCTTCAGCCTTTGAAAGCTCAAGGCGAATTTGCTCAAGTGTCTTATCATTGATAGTGATAAGGTTCGTTGCTTCGCAGAGAATATCAAACAAGTCAGCTTTGAAGCCGATGCTGGTGTAATACTTGAAATCCTCTGCGTCAATGACAGAGATTTTGAGTGTGAGTGAGAGCGTTAACTCGTGTGGGAAGACGGTGGGAACTGTAGAATCTGGTGTCTGCTGCTGTTCTGGCATCTGAGTTGCTCCATCTACTAATGGTACACCGGCGGCGCCGGGTTGTCAAGTGGAAAATGGGCCTAAAGGCCGTGAAATGTGCGGGTTGAAACGCTTTTCTAGCCCAAAAACCAGCCTGCAACCAGACCGATTACAATGAGCGAGAAGAAGATACGCGGATTAAACTGTAGCTTGGTGTTCATAGTGTGCCTTTCTTTGCAGAGCGTGCGCTCTAGCAGCCTCTCTAACCTCTAGACCCTCACTAGAGGAGTGGATGTTCTTCTTAGAGAGGCTGCTAGAATGCAAGCTATATACGCCACGCCGTAGGGTGTAAAATAGGCTATCGTGATTATGGCCTACGGCGTGGGCTATGAAGGGTTAGATTACCTCAGCGTCAGCTTCTATCTGAGGAAGCTCCAGAGTCTCAGCTTCAGGCTCTGGCGCTAATAGAGAATGACAATCCCACTCTACAACTTCTTCCTCATGCTCAGGAATCACTCTCGTAGCATAGCCGGGAATAACCTGCTCAGCTACGAGTTTCTTTCCTGTTACTTTCTTTGTACAGACGTTTGTGCGAGCAGTGTGAAAGTTAAGTTGGATGAACGCTGTCTCTGTGGAGCCTTCGTCATCGAGAGTCTCGACATAAGGAATCTTCAGCTTCAGATACATATCCACGTCGCTGTAGTCTTTATCCTTGTCAATTCCCGGTAGCGCCGCGGCTGCTTTGATTGAGTCAGCATCCAGATAGTACGCGCCCATGACTGGAATATAAGGCGCTTCAAACTCAGGATGCGCTTCGTAGAATGAAGCTAATGCATGTAAAGCATTAGCAAAGTTCTTCGCTTGGAGATGATTCTGTGGACTGTTATAGCTGCTCATGCTACGCTGTAACCTCGTGTGTCTTTCTCGCCAGTGTATGCCGGCGGCGTTTTGCGGCTTTCTTCTCTGCTTTGTTCATGCGAATATCATGACGATACAGTGTACCGTGAAGCTCGATGTAGCGTGCGCGTGACTCCGCTGAGAGTGGACGTGGGCCAATATACTCTTTGACCAGACGTGTAACGTCATCTTGTACTGATACAGGATCATTCATATTATTCTCCTTGGAGACTTGCGCTCCTTTAGCCCCTAGAGCCTAGGCTCTTT